TAATGAAGCGCCCATTGCGGTACCGCACGATGGGTGCTGTGAGAGAGGGGCGGGGAAACCCGTCCCCCTACTCGATCCCTGTCTCACTTGGAGTACTAGGCCTCATGACAATGAGCGGCGCCGTCATGGAAACCTCAAAGGAGGTTGAGGGCGGTCTTGCTTACAAAGACATGCGAGAGGCAGGCATTGATGATGACGTTGCCAGACGATTGTCCGGAACGGTCGGCTTTGTTAATGGCTCCTTGGAAGCCATCGGTGATGCCGTGCTCACGAAGTTCGGAGGGAAGCTCCTTGGCATAACCGGCTTTAAGCAGATGTTCGGCCAGAAGGTCAAAGAAAAAACTATCGAAGCACTTAAAAAGCCGACCTTCAGAGCCGCGGCTGTGGATGTTGCCAAGGCTTTCACAACAGGCCTTGCAACCGAAGTAGGTGTTGAAGAGCTTCAGGAAATTTCAAACATTGTTGCTGAAGAGGCCGCCAAGAAACTCACAAAAGATGTGCAGTTTGATTCCATTACTCCGGATGAAGTGATGGATAGATTGGCCGACATCGGGATTGAGACGATTAAAGGTGTTTGGGCACTGGGTCTTGCTGGCGGTGCAGTAGGTATGACGCGCCACATCTCTAAGATCAAAACCGCCCAAAGGAATCAGGAATTCTTCGAGAACCTTAATCAGATTGCTCCGGAAATAACTGCCCGAGAGACTGCACCCGGAGTTGTCTCCGAGGCCGTTCAGAACCAGGCAGAGAGCGCAGGCAAACCCACGATTTACGTAGATGGGGAAATGTTTGCGCAGACAATGCAAGAGAAAAACGTTCGTCTGGAAGACCTGAAGAAGATCAATCCTGAGCTAGGAAATGCTATTCAAAAAGCCGTGGCTTCGGGCGGAGACGTTGAAATCTCTACCGGAGACTACGCCGCCCATATTGCCGGAACTCCTTTCGGAGAAGCTTTGACTCAGCACCTTAGATTCAATCCGGACGAACTCAGTGCCTACGAAGCGAAAAAGGCACGCAAACTTGTCTCTGACTGGGTTGGCCAGAATGATTGGGATCTTTCAACTGAAGAGGGCAGGGAAGCAGCGACAAAGGAAATCAACCAGGCTGTAAATCAGGTTCAGAAGTCTAAGTATGCGCAGGCCTTCGATGACCTGACTAAGAGCATGACTCAGAGTCTTATGGCCAGCGGAATCAATGGCTATCGAGAAGAGAGAATTGCAAGGCAGTATGCTCGACTGGAGGCGGCCAGTATTGTGCGTCTGGCCAAAGATGCCAATATCGCTCCGGAACGCATTGCGGAATTTGCGCCGAAGATTCAGTCTTCTGCTGGCATTGAACGAACAGAGCTGGTTCAGAAAAGAGCTGGACAGAAAGAGAATCCAGCAGTTTCCGCTCCAGAAAAAACGGCGGAACAAAAACTGAAAGAGGACAGTGATACTTGGGGAAAGCTTGTTGATGGATTAAAAGAAAAACCCACTCAAAACGTGGTAATGCTCAAGCAAACCCCGCTTGTGATGAAATTGATCGGGGCAAAGTTCTTAACGCTTCGGGCCACCCCTCATATGTTCGATGGTGCCCTGCCAGGAGCAAAAAAATCTAGTCCTTCTCACCATATTCATCCCGAGATTTCGAAACGAGTTTTGAAGCAAATTCCAGAAGCGCTGACAGATCCGATTGCAATTTTCAGAGATGATCGGAGAGAAAATACCTATCTCTTCATGCTTGACCTAAAGGCCGAAAATAATCAAAACGTTGTTGTCGCGGTTAAATTTAATGGCCCCGGAAGGCATGCTGAAATCAATTTGGCAAAAACCTCTTGGGGCCCTTAAAATACGC